AGTTCAAGATTAAGAGCGTTCCTACTTTGATTCTATTCAGAGATGGGGAAGAGATGTGGCGATGGGAAGCGGGGATTGATATGAAACTCCATACCCATCACCTTGACATTCAAGATGCAATAAATCGTTTCTAATGGCCTCAAAACTTCAATCCAACACATCATACCACTCAAGTAGTAAAAAGCGCAGAAAGCACTCTAAAAAGGCTTCTAACACGAAGTTGAGTAAGAATTACAAGAAGCCATACAAAGGACAAGGCCGATGAACCTCTCCAAGAACTTTACTTTAGCCGAACTCACCAAAACCTCTACGGGGCTTTCTAACGCACTTCCAAAGCATTTAGAAGAAAACCTCCAAGCGTTGGTAGATAATGTCTTACAACCAGCGAGAGATGCTTTAGGGCCTATCCAAGTAACAAGTGCCTACCGCAGTCCCGAAGTCAATACAAAGATTGGAGGTTCAAAGACCTCACAACATTGTTTGGCTCAAGCGGCTGACCTCAAGTTCAAGGGTGGTAACGATGTTCTCTTTAATTGGCTGAAGGATAATACCGACTTTGACCAACTCATTTGGGAGTTTGGCACGGATGATGCTCCCGCTTGGGTTCACATTTCCTATTCACCGCGACACCGCAAACAAATCCTAAAAGCAGTAAAGCAAAATGGAAAAACCAAATACCTCCCCTTTCAATGACTGGCTCAATGACTTGGAAAATTTACCCGTTAACCCGACTTGCTCTATTGATAATCCCGAGTGTGATTCTTGCGGTAGTTAGTGGATGCGGTATTGCGAAGCCTACCCAAGAGAGTGTAGTTGTCAAGGACACGGTAGTTGTAACAAAGGAGAGGATTCTTCACGACACTCTAACGATTCAAAAGGACACCATCCTCTACCAAGACCGCGTAAAGGTAGAAATTAGGTACTTGGAGGGAGAGACAATGGTCGTTACTGCCGAATGTCCAAGCGACACAATCACCGTTACTCAAGTCAAGGTGGTTCAAGCAAAGAAGGACAAGCCAAAGATGACTTGGGAGTGGTTGCTTGGTTGGACAATAACTATATTACTATTGTTAATTATAATTAGAACTATACTTAATAAAGTAATATAATTAGTTATTACATTAGTTATAGTAATTAAGTAACTATGACTAAAGCAGACAAGCGAAAGCATTGGGCGAAGATTGAGAACGGGGAAATCCCCGATGACTATCAAAACCCATTCCTTTCGCATTTTGGTTTTATGGATTACCCATTGGACGAATACCAAGAGCGAACGCGACAAAAACTAAAACGCTATCACGGCTATGAATGAACATCAAGGTTGGCACTTTATTTATTGGGATGAAAACCCTAACTTCGCAAACAATGACACCAAAGTATTACATCGGAAAACATAAGCAGATTGAGGCTTTTGATGTGGTCCTTGACTTTCAAGAGGACAACTACAACTTGGGTACGGCTATCACTTACCTCCTACGGGCAGGGAAGAAGCCAAACAACCCAATGGTTCAAGACATCAAGAAAGCAATCGCCCATCTTGAAAAAGAGATTGAACACCAAACCCGCAAGTCTGCTAATCACTTTGAATACTTTGAGTACCACAATGCCTCCGCAAACAACTCCCAACCCGATGGAATGGAAATACTATACAAACAAGGCAGTCAAGCGGAAAATTGACAACCTACTTAAAGAAGCAGCAATGTTATTCGCCAACTGCGAACCAACATACGAAGCCCGTCAAGATGCTCTAAAGCGGGAAAAAGAAATCCTTTCTAAAATAAACGAACTTGATTCCCACTTTGCCGAACGATGCGGTTATCACGGTTGAGGTAGGCAAGGTTCCTTCTCTTAACGCTTTCTACGCTTCTAAACATTGGATAATGCGAAAGAAAGCAAAGGATAAGTTCAAAGCCGAAGTGCTTGAGCAATTAAACAAATACGACAAAATACAATTTAAGCAAGTCAATGTTCGGGCCGAAACAAATCTTGGCTATGATATTGACAACTGCATAATGGCAGTCAAGTTTGCAATGGACGCTTTTAAGGAGTGGGGAGGTATTGCAGACGATAACAAGAAGCACTTTCCAAAGGTTACGCTTGAGCATAACCCCGCCATAAAAAAAGACACTTCTAAAATTTTTTTCTACGGCATCGTTGTCTCGTGTGAATAAGTTTGTCTATCTTCAGTGTGTTAATAAAAAACACACCTATGAATTACAATCTCTCTCCACAGTCTTACGAGTCCATCATTGCGATGCAAGAGGCTCGTATTGAAGCAATGCAAAACCGCATTGATGCCCTTGAGGTAGTAAGCAATCCCGTTTTGAAAGCGGAGTTAGCCACGCAAGACTTCATCTTCAATAAATTGTTCCGATGAACGAGAAAATATATATTTCTTGGCTTGAAGAACGAGTGGTTACCCTTGAGGTAGAACTTGCCAAAGCCCATCAAGACCATCTTGATTCCCTAAATCGTTTAATTCAATCAGTTCAAAATCCCCAAGTAAATGCCTAAAATCGTAAGCCTCCAAGACACGGGTCGTATGTGGAAAGAGTTTCACATCCTTGAAATCGCCTTTGATGATAATCAAGGTGGAACCGTCCTCGCCAAATCCCCAACCCCATCTTACAAAGTTGGAGATGAAGTACAGTACACCAAGAACGAGCGTGGCGGAGTAAAAATTCAACGCGAAAACAACTTCCCTTCTTCTAACAACTCTAACTACACCCCAAAAGTGAGCAACTCTAATCAATCCGAACAAATCGCGCGTAGCGTAGTCTTTAAAGGTGCTATTGACTTGGTATCGGCAGGAAAGATTCAAATCACGGATATTCCTTCTTTTGTAGAAAAGTATCTCTACGTGGTAACGGGAGTAACGGAGCAGCCAAGCACCTACGCTGCACACTTCCAAGAGGAGTCTCCCTTCTAAAGTTTATTTTTTTACTAATAGTCCCCACTACGGTGGGGATTTTTTTTGATAGTCGTTTTATGATAACACACCCCGCAATCATTCAAAATGGAAAAGTATTTGACTACCTACAGAAAGCCCGTAAGGGACAAATCGTTGAGGCCTCCAAGTTTGGACACTCCGAGATAGATGACTACCTGCGATTCAAGCAGGGAAATTTCGTTGTTGTAACGGGACACGCTAACGTGGGAAAGACCCACACAATGTTATACTTGATGCTGCTGCACACCCAAACCAACGGAACAAAGTGGTTGGTGTACTCATCGGAAAATGACGTGCGTAGCATTCAGCGTAAGTTGATTGAGTTTCTTTGCGGAAAACAAATCCAATACGTGGACGATTCCACCTTCGCTCGTAAGTACGACTATATACAAGCGCACTTTCAATTCATTGATTCGGAGCAGTTGTTTGACGTATTTGGATTGCTTGATACGATGGGTGAGATATATGATGAGTACCAATTCAACGGAGTACTTATTGACCCTTACAATTCACTCACCATCAATCAAAAGAAGTTAGGAAAAGTTTCTACTCACGAATATCATTATGAAGCCACAAGCCACATTCGGGTGTTCTGCAAGAAATTTGATTCTATTGTTATCGTCAACACCCATCCTGCTACGGAAGCCTTGAGGAAGGTTCACTACAAAGGCCACCCCTATGAAGGCCACCCCATCCCGCCAATGGCATCCGATGTTGAAGGAGGGGGTAAGTTTGTCAATAGGAGTGATGAATTCATTGTCATCCACCGTTATACGATGCACGAAACGGATTGGATATTTACCGACATTCATATTCGCAAAGTGAAAGAGTTAGAAACGGGAGGAAGACCAACACCCCTTGACCAACCAATTCGCCTTCAATCTATGAAATACAACTTGGGATATTTGATTGGCTACAAGAGTTTGATTAACTTCCCCACTACACAAAGCACAACTGATGTTCCCTTCTGACCCAACCTTTAACGAACTCCACATCCGCGAAAAGCAGATGCTACTTGGTGCGATTCTTATATGGCTTAACGACTGCGCCCACTACGCAGAAACAACCCAAGAGCAAAACGATATCATTAACAAGATAATTGACCTTGTGGAGGTGGATAGGGTAATGAACTACTTCATAGATTATGAACGCAGCACGAATCGTTTTTTAAGTGAAGCAAGATTGGTTAACGCCAAACTAAAACTTGAGAACACAGAAATGAAAGACACCATTGATAAACTTCAAAAAGCACTTGACAATGCATCCGAGAACCTTTAGAAATTTCCAAGCAGGAAACGCCATCCGAACTAAAAAGGGTGAGGTATTTGAAATTATAGAACGCCTTACTTACTATTGTAAGAAATGCACCTGCAAACCCTTGAACCCCTGCGACACCTTCAAGCAAAAGACCACTCTTGTGATTAAAAGTCAACGTGGCGTTTGGGAAATGACTCTCAAGGAAATGAACGACAAGTACACAAGTAATGAAATTGATGAAGTAACCTTTTTACGCGGACAATGGAAATAAGTGAACTAATTGCAGCAAAGGAGATATTCTTTCGCCACAACCAAATAAATGATGACAACTCACGGAAGCGTGAATTGGTGTATGCCCGTTCCGCTTTTGCTATGGCCTTTCGTTCCGTAGCAGGTCCTTCAATGATGGGTAAAGTTCTTGGCCGCGACCACGCATCGGTGGTTCATTACGGCAAAAACCACCCTACTCTAATAAACTACAAGGACTACAAAGAACTCTACAATGCTGCCGTTGACTTGAGGGAAAGCCTTTTCAAACGGGAGGATTTACCTACAATGACCCATTCAGACCTTGTACGCATCATTAAAAATTTAAGAAACGAATTACGCCTTGAACAAGAAAAGGTAAAAGAGTTATATATTTACAAGGACAAGTTTTTTAAATTAAAGGAATTGATATGATATTTCGCATCTCTCCAATCGTAGGGATAATGTTTGGAATAAACTACCTTGATTGGGGGGAAGACGGGTATGAAGATATCGGCCACCGCTATGAGATTCAAATAGCACTTGGCGTATTTATTGTACAAATTATTTCGTGATACTTGAGTTACTATCTAAACGAAACGATGAATGGCTTCGGATGGCAATGTCGTTTGGAGCAGATAGAGACACGGCTCAAGATTTGGTGCAGGATATGTACCTACGGATGTACAAATACGTAGACAATCCCGAACGAATAATGTATAGCGAGGACGAGGTAAATACTTACTTCGTCTTTGTTGTTTTACGCAACTTGTATATAACAAGTCAAAAGGGAGTCAAGTTTGAATCTATTGATGTGGCTGATATAGATGGTTCACACGAAGAACCGAACTATACAATGGAGCAAAGCCACGACAATCTTTTGGATGAGTTATGGGAAGAAGTAGAATCTTGGCATTGGTATGACTCAAAGTTATTTAAGTTATATCACAACACGGATATGACTATTAAGAAGATTAGCGAAGAGACAAAAATAAGTGAGCGTTCAATTTGGAATACATTAGACAATGGAAGAAAAAGAATCCAAACAAACTGCAAAGAAGCCTACGAAGCGTGGAAGACCTCGCAAAAGGGCTGAAGGGTTAGGAGATACCATTGAGCAAATCACTACGGCTACGGGCATCAAGGCTGCCGTAGATTGGTTTAGTGAGCAAACGGGTATTGATTGTGGCTGCGATGCACGTAAGGAGAAACTCAATAAGATATTCCGCTACCGAAAACCCGAATGCTTAACCAAAGAGGAATATGAATTCTTGGGAACAGTCATTGGGAAAAATGTTATCCGAGTGGCGCAGCAGCAGACCATCAATAAGATTTACAATCGCATCTTTAAAACTAATGTGGAGGCCACCTCTTGTGGTTCGTGCTTGAAGACCCGTATTGTGGAATTACAAGCAGTATACGATACGTATGACGGAGCGCCAACTATTTGAGTTCGTAAAGACAATGCTCCGCGACTTGAAGATGTCGGAGTATAAGTTTTCCAAGTATGATTGCTATTCGGAAACATACAAGATGGATATTGAACTCAAGTGTCGGCGAAGCCACTACGATGACCTTTTAATTGAGTGGGCAAAATATGATGCGCTGATGCAACGCGCCATACGATTCAACACCCGCCCCGTATACATTAACTCTACACCGATTGGGATATGGGCTTTCTATTTAGACGAGCAGGAAATACAATGGGAGGAAAGGGATATGCCTCGCACTACGGACTTTAGTAACAATGAAAGAATAAGTAAGAAAGTAGGTTATTTGAATATCAGTAACGGAAAAAAACTAAAGTAATGCCCTTACCTACCCCAAGTGGCGAAAGCCAACAAGAGTTTATTTCAAGATGTATGGAGGAAATCGCAGGTGAATTCCCCGACCAAGAGCAGCGTTTAGCCGTCTGCTACACACAATGGAGAGAGCGATAAACACAAAAAGACTAAAAAAAGAGATAGCGGGACTAAAAACCCGCTATTTTTTTTGCCTCATAAGTGTCTGTACTTGAAGGACTTTGGTATCTTTAGAAAAGAAACCAACAAACAAAACCAAGAGATGAACACTAACGAACTCCTAACCCAATTTGAGCAGTTCCTCAAAGTCGGAATCAAAAACGGATTCTATGTTGATGAGGATGGTATTTACGATGCCATTGATGACTACTGCACTATGGCTCCAATTCGTTTCCTGCCTTATTCCTCCGATGAAGTATCTCATATGTTGCATAGTGAGATAGATATGGAGAAGTTTATTCTATTCTTTTAAACCAACAAACAAACATCAAGAAAATGAAAAAGCCAACCTCACTTGAAGATTACAAAGCCTACGCCTTTGGCTACGCAATGGTAATCGCTCTATTGCTCTCCCCATTCGCCATCCTCAAAATCTTGACCTATGTGTTCTGAATTTGGCGCACCCGACCCCTACGGAGAACCCGAACGCTGCGAATACTGCTACACGGTTCTT